CAGACGCGAACTTGGCGTCCGCGGACCGCTGGAGAATATGGAAACTGGATTCTCCCACTCAAGAGCGGTTGTATCTGGCGGAACCTCCTGAACCGGAGCTCAACCTGGAAGGTGCTGCACCGAACCCGGAGGAGATTCCATCTTAGGCGCTGCGCTGTAAATCCTAGATGGAATCCTATATAGGTTTTTCGGCCAATTCGACCAATTGGACCAATAGCTTTTAAAAATCTCAATAAGTACTAACTACCTGCGCCGGGTGCAGGTGGCCTCCGGCCACAAATGAAAGTTGGCACCGGCCACAAACGTTCCTAATGCTACACATCGTTAAAAGTCGTTGTCCCGCGCAAACTGGCGCTCCATCCCAGTGGTAAATCCGCGGGGGCCGTAGGCTGCTGGTTCGGGTAGTAGGCGAAAATGGCAATGGCGAACCTATAATTGTAATCCGTCGGCTGGTTGGACGCAATGTCGTACCTGGCTTTCGTGTTGTGCTTAAGGCTTAGGCGAATATTCTTGTAGCTCGGCATATTGCGGCGAAGTCCTTCTGCGTCACCGGGAACGGTCTGGGTGTGGGCCAAGTTGAACTTCTTATCGCAAATCGTATACCAGTTGTTCGTGTTCACTGGCTGAAGCATAATGTCCATCGGACCCATAGCATTTGGTCCCACGACTCCGTCACCAATATTATCTCCGGCATTAGTTAAAAACAGAGTATTGCCTGGCTCCGAACTTACACCCGACGGCGAAAGTGCACGCTTCGCTTTGAAAACCATGACTCGAAAACTCGTAGGACCTGGACGCCCTTGAATAACTGAATGATCCATCTGAATTGTCAAATTGGCGGTAGTACCTTTAAGCCAGATAAACTGACCATCGCGGTTTGCTTTACCATCACCTTGGGTTGCTTGAAATCCTCCAACGGGATTATAACCATTCATAGAAGATACCGGTGTTTGACCGGTTACCCACTTGACGGCGGAGATTGCTCCACCTCCAAGAACTGCTTGGGGCTGTATCCACTCTTGCTCTCGCAGGGCGATGACTTTCGATTCTGCCATCCCTCGAATAGTCCGGGCAACTGCCACATTAAGACGATTAGCGCGACGACTGTAGGTAAAGCGCGTCGGTCTGCGTTGGTAAACTGTGCTGCTAGCCTTCCGAACGTACTTGCGGTATCCAACCTTCTTCCGGTAACCGGAGGTTCGGCGTTTTGGGCGGGAGTAGGAGGACCCTCCATATCTGCGTTTTCCCGCCATAATATTTTAAAAAATCCTTAGGGTCCCACAAGTGGTGTCGTGGTCGTAAATGCAACAAAACCGAAAATGTATAAATACTTGTAAGAAACTAATTTTTCAAAAATGGCGCTCCAATATTGGACCTGCACGTGGAACAACCCAAAACCGGACCCGGCGACTCTAGTCCAGTTCTTAAATGAACGCGACTGGAAATGGGTCTTCCAAGAAGAAAAAGGCGAGAAAGAAGGCCGCGATCACTTCCAAATGCGGATCAACCTGCTTAAAGCCAACCGCATGGTGAAACACACGCTCCTCGACGTCTTCCGCGCCGGGGGCTTCAGTGACGAACAAATCCAACAGCTCACGCCAAGTCCAGAGTCCAACAACGGCATCAAGACTGACGGGGCAACCTTCTACTGCACCAAAGTAGAAACCCGCGTAGCCGGACCGTGGTATGACGCAAGCTTCACTGCTCCGAAGAAAAAAAGGAAATACGAAGGCCAAGACCTCCAAATGATGGAGAACCCCTATGGGTGGCAAAAAGACATCATGGAGAGGATCAACCTCCCGACCGACGATCGGAAAATAAACTGGGTATACAACGAAAGCGGAAACTGCGGAAAAACAAAACTGCAAAAGTACCTTTGCTGGAAAGGGCGTGCAAAACGGATCGCAATGGGCTTAGCCCATCAGATCAAAAACGCCTTAGCTACTACGCAGCCGGATGTTCGGTGCTTCGTCATGAACATCCCAAGGGTATCCGGAAAGGAAGAATCTCAACGAGAACTCTTCTCAGCCATTGAAGAAATCAAGGACGGATGGGTGTCCGCAGTCATGTACGGCGAAGAAAAAGAATGGTTCGCGGAACCGCCGCACATCTGGATTTTCTCAAACGAACAGCCAGACGCGAACTTGGCGTCCGCGGACCGCTGGAGAATATGGAAACTGGATTCTCCCACTCAAGAGCGGTTGTATCTGGCGGAACCTCCTGAACCGGAGCTCAACCTGGAAGGTGCTGCACC